GCAGGTTTAATACTCGGTGCTAAATTAGGAAAAGGTTTTGGTTTGTTTTTAGAGTCCGATTATCTAAGATATTGGGACAGGAGTGTATACTCTGCAAAATTAGGTTTAAACTATCAATTCAGGTAAACAAATGAAAGAGCTAAATGAAGAAACAGGATTTAAAGTAAGCATAAAAACTTTAATAGGTATTTCCGTGGGTATTGCTACAGTAGTAGGAATGTGGTTTGCATTACAAGCAGACATACAAGAAGCAAAGGAATTACCACCACCAATAAAACCAGAAATCACTAGAACAGAATATGATTTAAAAGATGAGTTAATTCGTGAAACTATAATGAACACTCAAGAAGATGTTGAAGATATAAAAGAGCAACTTGAAAAACTAGACGATCGTTTATTTGAAAGGAAAGATAAATGAAAAAAATATTAGCAATATGTATGTTATTATTTGTATTTAATAGTTATACACAATTATATGTAACACCAGGAACAATTTCTACCAAAATAAATAAAGGTGTTGTGCTTGTTGAATTTACAACTTCATTTGCTCATAAATTTAAAGATTATAGTAAATTGCATCATTGTACTTATTATAGAGCAAATATAGAAAAATATACATCATTAAAAAGTAAGTATAAAATAAGATCTTATCCAACTGTTATATTATTTTATAACGGAAGTCAACGAGCAAAATATAAAGCAGATTTAATGTTTGATCTTAAAGCAACATATCAAGAAATACAAGTAGATATAGATGATTTGTTTTTAGACAAATTTTAAATAAATTATATTTATAATAAAATAAAATTATGGCGGTTGCAAGAAACAAATATTCAATGCAAGTTCGTATACGATATACAGGACGTTTGGTAGACGTATTAGATCGTATACGAGCAATACGATTAGTATTGATGGTTCATATAGAAAAAGACTTAGGAAAAGAGCATGAATTGGTTACTATAAAAATTATGTCTCAATATCCAGCTCGTCAATCTTTTTTTGCAGTTAGAAAATTATGTTTAGGAAAAATTGAAACTCTTAAAGATATGACATTGTTAGAAAGCAGTCTTACTAAATTATTCTAACATAATTGATATTTATATTAAAATAAGGTTTATCCAATGGATTATAGCGAAAATAAACCAGTATGGCCCGGCAGTTCTTCTTTTGCTGTTGGCAAGACTCCGTTTGGCTTTTTTGATAATGATACTGAATTTCAAGATCATGCAGACAAATTTGCTAAATATGCAGCACAACATGTTGGTTATCCAATTATGGATATTGAACTTCAAGATATAAATTTTTATACTGCATTTGAAGCAGCTGTAATTGAATATTCAAATCAAGTTAATCAAGTTAATATAGTTAATAATTTAGTAAATACTATAGGAATTGATACTGCATCAAATTTTATGTCCGAAAATGGACTTACTGGTGCTGTAGTTGGAAATTCTTTTGGATATATTACTAAATTATCAAAAGCATATGGTACTGAAGCTGAGTCTGGCGGATATAGTATTTGGTATTCTGCGTCTATAGACATGAATCCTGGACAACAAACATATAGTTTAAGAGAGGCAGCTGAAAAAGCGTTAGGTCAACCATTATCAACAAATGATGGTATAGAAGTACGAAGAGTATTACATAATGTACCTCCAGCATTAATAAGATATTTTGATCCTTTTGTTGGTACTGGTTTAGGTTCACAACAATTATTAGATGCATTTGATTTTGGCGGTTATTCTCCAAGTGTTAACTTTATGTTAATGCCATTACATGCAGATTTAATGAGAATCCAAACCATAGAATTTAATGATCGTATACGAAAATCACATTATTCTTTTGATATTCATGGAGATAATATAAGAATATATCCAGTACCAACAACATCAGGATCAATTTCTACACCATTCTTTAAAAACGTTTGGTTTGAATTTATGCTTGAACAAGACAAAGCAAACAATGCAGTTTTATTTGGTAACACGGCACTAACTACTGGAGCTATATCAGACGCATCAAATATACCATATACATATCAAAAATATAATTCAATTAATGATATGGGACGAGCATGGATTATTAGATATGGCTCTGCTATAATAAAAGAAATGTTAGGAAGAGTTAGAGGTAAATACTCGTCTGTACCAATTCCTAACGGAGAAGTAACATTAGATGGAAGCGATTTAGTTTCTCAAGGTCAAACAGAAAAAGAAGCATTAATAACACAACTTAGAGAATTTTTAGAAAAAATGACTAAAGAACAAATGTTAACTAGACAAAATACAGAAGCAACACAAATAAATGAAATGATGGCTAAAATACCACTTCGTTTATATGTTGGATAAGGATAAAGTATGGCACTATTTGGTGGAAAACGTGATGCAAGATTTTTAGCAGCAATTAATGCCGAACTGATAAATTCTATAATTGATACTGAAATTGAATTTTATAAACTTATAGTAGAACAAAGTAATTCAAATATTTATGGAGAATCAGAAAATAAAGCATATTACGATTCTATATTAATACCATGTGTTGTTACTAAAGATGATAAAACTGGTACAATGGATGATTACGGGCATAGTTATACTAGATCATCAACTTTTGCACTATCTAGAGACTTATTAGAAAAAGCAGGATTTTATCCTGAAGTTGGAGATATTGTTTTTTGGGATAATGAATACTATGAACTAGACAATGTAGATGCAAATCAATATTTTGCAGGTAAGAATCCAGATACATGGCCAAATGGATCAGAACATGGTTATAGTGTATCTGTTGTATGTAATGCACATGTAACTAGACAAACACCACAAGCAATTAAAGATTTAAGACTAGGCGGAAATACAAATTCGCCTGCATATGAAGGACATTGATGCCAAGATTTAATAAACAAAATATCGATCGAAAAACAAATAAACCTAATCCACCTCGAACAGAAACAATGTTCGGAGATCGAATATTAAATCGAGCTGAACAACTACGTAGAGATGATGATGTAATACGAACACCTCAACGAACATTGTATGATATTGATTATGCAATGAAATGGTATATTGAAAATGAAATTAAACCACAAGTTGTATCAAATAATGATTTATTATCAATACCTGTAATTTTTTCAAATGGAGAGAAATGGGATAATGTACGAAGATTAGGATATATTCGAGACGAAAAAGGAATGTTGCAATCTCCATTAATAATGTTAAAAAGAAATTCTGTACAAGAACGAGATAGTGTAAAAGGTTTAGATGCAAATTTTCCGCAAAATGGAAATCAAATAATATATCAAGCTAAATACAATGAACGAGAACGTTATGAAGATGTATTATTTCCGATGCCTATAAATAAACCAGCAAACTCAAAAAAATTATACATAGTAAACATACCAAAATATGTTACTATAGAATATGAAATGATGATGTGGTGTGATTTTACAACACAATTAAATGATGTAGTTGATCAAATTTTACCGCATAGTAGATTTGCGTGGGGCAATGAAACTAATAAATTTGGAACAACAATTGGTTCTGTTAGTTTTGAAACTATAAACACAGTAGGAGAAGATAGATTAGTTAGAGCTACAATTCCATTAACTGTATATGGAACATTATTATCTGCTCAAGAAACACAAATTGAAACATTGCAAAAAGCATATTCAATTAAAAAAGTTTCTTGGAATACATCATTAACTACAAACAATAACAATAACTTAGAATCTACTATAACTCCAAGTTTATCAGGTAGTTCAGCTGGTATAAAAGTTACACAATAAATTTTGGTATTTAATATTTTTTTTATATAATATTTTTATGAAGCGTAAATTAGATAAAGAACATTTAGAATTAATAGAAAAATTAAGAGAAAATTTTGCAAAAAATGCTAATATATTAGGTAATATTTCCATAGAACAACATTTATTAGCAAATCAACAAACAGAATTAACAAAAGAACAAGATAATTATTTACGAGAATTTACACAATTACAAAATCAAGAAAAAGATTTATTATCTAAATTAAAAGATAGATATGGAGATGGCCAGATAAATATTGATGAAGGAACATTTATTCCTTCTCAAGTTTGAGTCTGTTATTACATATTTATAAATAAAATATATATAGGAGCATAATAATGGCAGAACGAGTAGTTTCTCCCGGAGTATTTACGAACGAAGTAGACCAATCATTTTTAGCTGGTGGTGTTGCACAAATAGGGGCAGCAGTAATTGGTAATACAGTCAAAGGACCAGCACTTATTCCTACACAAATAACATCATTTGGAGATTTTGAATCAACATTTGGTTCATATACAGATGATTCATATGTACCATTTCTTGTACGAGAATATTTACGTAATGGAAATATTATAACGGTAACAAGATTATTATATGAAGATGGATATACTTTATCAAATGGAGTATTAGCAGTTGTTGCATCATCTGGTTCAACTACTCCTTCAACATTTTCTTCTGGATCATTAACATTTAATCATATTCCATCTGGATCATTAGTTGCAGGCGGACCTGATGAAGTAACAATTGGTGGAGTAGATTTTACATTTGTATCAGAATCAGCCGGCTATTCAAATTCAGCAACTCAAATATTTGTAGAATTTCCAAAAGCTGGTGGAGCTACTACTACAACAACTGTAGCTGAAAATTTAAAAGATGCAATTAATAACAATGCATCACTTCATAACTTGAATATTACGGCAACTAATTCAACTAATATATTAATATTATCAGGTTCTACAGCTGGTGAATTAGCATTATCTGTAGCAACAGGATCTGGAGGTGATACTACAGCAACTACCTTAGCATTTGGAATACCTGCAGCTATAGCCGGCGGTGTAAATTCAATAAGTGCAGTTAATCATGTTACTCATGTATTACATCCAACTCAACCAGTAACAACAACAGGTGCAACTAATTTATTTGAAGATAGTATTATTGCCGATGGCGGAACTGGAAGCTTTGAATTTAGATATTCTGGATCATTTTCTGCAGCTGCAGATACGGCTATAGGTTGGGGTGGTTCATTTTTATCACTTGAAAATGAAGCTATATCTGCGTCAATTGATAGTAATAGTAATATTTATATGAGCAAAGTTTTTGGTAACTCTCCAAAGTCAGTAGATTATCCTGTATATGTTCAATATGAAAATAAAAATGCATCTTCATTGTTTAGTAATTTAGATCATGTATCGATATCATTAGAAAAACTTAGTAATTTTGCTGTAGCAACCGATTTTGCTGTAGCAGCTACTCCAATTATAACATCACAAAAAATTGGAACGACTACCAAACCATTATTTCAAATTCATACATTATCTCATGGTACTGATGTTAACAATGAAATAAAAATTGGAATAAGAGATATAAAATTAGCTTCAGAAGTTTCAGATCCAAATGGATATGGTACATTTACAGTAGAAGTTCGTAGAGTAAATACTACAAATGTTCTGCCTAATCTTCCATTTTCTTCAGAAGATACAGATAAAACACCAGATCTTATAGAAACATTTCAAAATGTTAATTTAGATCCAGACTCACCAAAATACATATCTAGAGTTATTGGAGATAGATTTCAAACGGTAACTGATAACGGAGATATAAAAGTAAATGGAGATTATCCTAATAATTCAAAATTTATTCGCGTATCAGTCGAATCCGGTGTATCTAATTCAACAAATAATAAAGAATTAGTACCATTCGGTTTCCAAGCAGTTAAATCACCAATTCCAAATGTTGGTAGTGGAGCAAATTTAAATGCAGTATCATATGCTACTTCTCAAAGCCCATCTGGTCAAAATTATAGTCCTAAAAATTATTTTGGATTTGATTTTACAAATTTAAACAATTTAAATTATTTAGCACCAACTCCATCTAGTGGTAGTACAGCTGGTAATAATTCAGCATTTTATTTGGGAGATATGTTTCAAGATACAGATGTAGCATTTCCAAATGTTACGTCTCCATATGTAGATTCACTGCAAGGAGCATTAACAGGATCTACATTTACTGATAATGTTGCATTAGCTACTCGTAAATTTATTGTTCCATTGCAAGGAGGATTTGATGGAGCACAACCAAATTTAAAAAAATATAGCGGAACTAATTTAGAAGCGAGTAATACATTTGGTCATGATTGTAGCGGTACATCAACAGGTGGTACTAAGGCATATAATAAAGCATTTAAATTATTAGAAAACACAGATTTCTATGATATTAACATGTTATTAACACCGGGTATTATTGATAGTTTACATCCTCTTGTAACTTCTAAAGCTCAAAATTTAGCAGAAGAACGACAAGATACATTTTATGTAATGGATACTAATGCAATAACTGATGGTATTGATAAAGCAGTAACACAAGTTACTAATATTGATAGCAATTACACTGCATGTTATTATCCATGGGTCAGAATCATCAATCCAGCTAAAAATATACCAATATTTGTTCCTCCATCAGTTGTTGTTCCTGGAGCATTAGCATTCAATGATGCAATAGCAGCTCCTTGGTTTGCACCAGCAGGACTTAACAGAGGCGGATTAGATTCAGTACTTGCTACATATATTAATCTTTCACAAAAACAAAGAGATACCTTGTATGAAGCACGTATTAATCCTATTGCCAACTTTCCTAATGAAGGAGTATGCATTTGGGGTCAAAAGACATTACAAGCTAGGCCAAGTGCTTTAGATCGTGTTAATGTTCGCCGTTTATTAATTGCAGTTAAGAAATTTATTGCTTCATCTACCAAGTTTTTGGTATTCGAACAAAATACATCTGCAACAAGAACTAGATTTACTTCAATTGTTAATCCGTATTTAGAGCAAGTAAGAGCTCAGCAAGGATTACATGCATTTCGTGTTGTAATGGATGAAACAAATAATACTCCAGATATAATAGATCAAAATATTTTATATGGTCAATTATTCCTTCAACCAACAAGAACTGCAGAATTTATTATATTAGATTTTAACATACAGCCTACTGGAGCAAGTTTTCCAGAATAGTATTATATAATTTTATATGATAACTATATTTATTAAAAAAGGATAGTAATATGCCATTAGAAGATTCGGTTAATAAAATTATACCAGGTTCGTCTTTTC